AAAAAGTCTAAAGCTTAGAAGCATTTATACTAATGATGAGATTCCTTGGTGTGGCTTGTTTGTTGCTTATTGCGCTCATGCACAAGGGTTGCAGGTAGTACAAAGACCTCTTTGGGCATTGAACTGGGCTAAGTATGGAAATAGGGTTGAAGTGCCTATGCTTGGGGACGTGCTTACGTTTAAGCGAAATGGTGGAGGTCATGTAGGGATATATGTTGGAGAGGACGATAAGTATTATCATGTCTTGGGAGGAAATCAAAATAATTCAGTAAGCGTCACTAGGATAGCTAAGTCTAGGTTATATCAAGCGCGAAGAACAGCATGGAAACATTCTCAGCCTGATAACGTAAGAAGGGTAATCCTTGAGGCAAAGGGATATATAAGCACTAATGAATCTTAAAAATAAAAGCTTGTAATTTATTATTATCTTTGCACTATGGCAAATATTAATACATATACGGTAGAGTCTGTAAGGGTTGATGACAAAATTGTAGCATCTGACGGAATTAGTGGCGCGACAAAAAATCTTGCAGCAGGAGATATTGCCGAGCTTGCTGGGTGCAAAGTATATAGGGCGTTTCTAACTCAGACAGGGACAAATGCACCAGTAGTTACATTGGTAGGAACAAATACAATAGGCAATTTGGTATGTACAAGAGTTAGTACAGGTCAATACAGATTTACATTAATAAATGCATTTGTTGGAAATGCCACTGCAGTTATTGGATTGCCTAAATATGATTATGCAGAGATTAGAGGGTCTAAAACAAATTCTGATGCATATACTATTCTGACATATAATACAGGTGTTTTGTCTGATGGTCTATTGATAGATCAGTACATAGAGTTAAGAGTATACTAAAAATAGTTCGATCACATCATAGCTGGTTAGGTTGGAGGGTATTTGCCCTCCTTTTTTTATTTTGTCGCTAATATTTACTATTTTTGCGACAACTAATTAAATAAAATATAATGGCAAAAGAAAAAGCAAAGGGACTTACTGAAGAGGAATTCAATAAGTTGAAGAATGCAAACGAGTCTTATCTAACAGCAAAAAGTCGCGTAGGGGATGCAGCATTGTTCTACAAAAGAAGTGTTGACATCTTAGATGCTAATGAGCGACACATGCAGACATTGCAGGATGAATTGGTAGCAAAATATGGAGAAGTCTCTATAGATGCTACAGATGGCACTTTTAAATGATTCGAAAGATATCTATAGGGAATGATTTGCTTAATGCTATGCATTATGTAGTTGGACAGTATGTTCTGGACAAGAGCTATGTAATAGAGGCTATAAGATATGAAGACTTGCATGTCGTTATCTACATAAGAAGGGATGACGAGATACTTAGATGGAAGTCTTTAAATGGCAATGTTCCTATAACTATTGAGTATAAAATAGATTTCTGATGAGATCACCATACTGCTTTATCATAGAGCCTATAGGCAATAAGAGATATAGCAACACCAGGGAATTCGAAGGACACGAATTAATACTATCTGCATCTAAGGAAGACCATACAACTACCAACAGACAGGCAGTTGTATTGGCTGTTCCGTTGTACTATAATGGTCCAATAGAGCCTGGAGATGTTGTTATAGTACATCACAACGTGTTTAGGATATATTATGATATGAAGGGGAGAGAGAAAAGCTCTTGGTCTTTTTTGAGGGACAATACCTTTATGATAACATCTGAGGAGCTGTTCCTTTATAGAAAGCCAAGTGGTGAATGGAAAGCTCCTGCTCCTTATTGTTTTGTAGAGCCGGTAAAGGCTAAAGAAAAGGAATTGCTTACAGGAGAAATAAATGAGGCGTTGTTTGGCACTATGGTTTATAAGAATAGCGACCAAGAAAACGTCCAAGAAGGCGACCAAGTAATTTTCAGTCCTGATACTGAATACGAGTTTAGGATTGATGACCGTATATTGTACAGAATGAGAACTCAAAATATATGTCTGGTAAACGACAAGAGATATTAAATGCTGCAATGAAGGCAATTGATGAGTTGATAGGTGTTCTTAGAGATCCTATCACTTCAAATCCTGAAGACGCTTTATCTGCTGACAAGATGAAGAATGCTGCCGCTGCAAAGAGGTTGGCATTTGATGATGCATTGTATATGCTTGAGAGAGTTGAGCAGTTGAGTAATGCACAGGATAAATCTACAATAGAGGCGAAAGCTGCAGAAATACCAGTAAGTTTTGTTGAGTCAATGGCTAAAGAGAAAAAGAAATGAGTCTCTATAGCATACTTCCCGATTATGTACCCAAGAGCGCCTCTTCTACTAAGAAGTGGGAGTATGGGTATAACGAGAAATATGACATGGTTGTCATATCTAAGGATGGTACTCTTGGGGATGTATATGAGATAAATGGTCTAAGAATAGGTCTGCCAAAAGTTCCGAAACAACCATTTCCGAAACACGCAAATAAATGGGAGCCTAAAGAATATCCACAAGAGCTTGCTAAGATTAAAAGTATATTCGAATGGAATGCTAAATCTAATGAGTTCAAGGTAAAGTGGGTTGACTACATTCAAGCAGAGTTTGAGAATAGAGAGAATGGGTATTGGTTCATGAATAATGGAGTGCCTACTTATATTACAGGTAGTCATTACATGTATCTTCAATGGTCTAAAATAGATGTAGGTCTTCCTGACTTTCGTGAGTCAAACAGGATATTCTTTATATTTTGGGAGGCATGTAAGGCTGACGACAGGTCTTTTGGTATGTGTTACCTAAAGAACAGACGTTCTGGTTTTTCTTTCATGTCGTCCTCAGAGACAGGAAATATAGGTACTATATCTAGGGACGCTAAGTTAGGGATACTGTCAAAGACAGGTGCTGATGCCAAAGAGATGTTTACCAATAAGGTTGTCCCAATAGTCAAGAACTATCCATTCTTTTTCAGACCAGTTCAAGATGGTATGGATAATCCAAAGACTGAGTTATCTTTTAGGGTTCCAGCCAAAAAGATTACCAGAAAGAATATGTCTGAGGTTGATGAGGAAAATATTGTAGGTCTTGATACTACTATAGATTGGCTCAATACAGCTGACAACTCTTATGACGGGCAGAAGCTATTAAACTTGGTTCATGATGAATGTTATGATCCAAGTACTTTAATAATGATGAGTGACTGGACATTTAAGCCAATAAAGGATATAAACATTGGGGACAAGGTTATGATATCTGGAGGATTAGTAAGGGCTGTGGTTAAAAAAACAGAAGGTAATACAGATATGTATAAAGTAAAGCAAAAATGGGGAGAAGATTATATAGTAAGTAGAAATCATAGACTTGTTTTTGAGCAGTATATATATAATGGAAAAAACAAATCAAAGAAAAGGGTAGAGAAAATAATGACCCCAGAAGAGTATATATCTTTATCTAAATATAAAAAACAACATACATTTTCAGTAAAATCTAAACCTATTCAATCTAAAGATTCAGATATGATAACTATACATCCATATCTTCTTGGATTATGGCTTGGCGATGGTAGGAAAAACGAGTTCACAATAATAGTAAATAAAGAAAAAGATCCAGAACTGCTTGTTTATTTAGGTAATATATCTCAAATATTTAATATACCATTTGAAATTAAAAAAAGCACTAGTGAATCTGCTATATATTTTAAATTTAAAGGAATAAATAATGAATTAAATAAAATTGGGGTAAGAAATAATAAACATATACCTAATTTTTACAAAACATCATCGATAGATGCTAGGCTTCAACTGTTAGCTGGGCTTCTAGATTCAGATGGTTATTCAGACCAAAATAAAAACTGCATAACATTTGGAATGAAAGATAAAAAAATAATAGAAGATATTAGAGTTATAGCTATGTCATGTGGTCTATCTTGCAGTAATGTAAAAGAGAAAAATACAAATTTTAATACTAAATCATATAACATTAGTATATCCGGAAATTTAAGCATAATACCTTCAATTATAGATAGAAAATCATTTCATAATTATTCTGAATCATATTCAAATAGAAGATGTGGAGTAGATGTTGAATATTTAGGGAAAGGAGATTATATAGGAATACAAGTTGACGGTGTAAATGATGATGAAAGGAAATTAATATTAAGTGATTTTACCGTAAGTTTGAATAGTGGAAAATGGTTAGCACCCAACAACATACTAAATAATTGGCGTGTAACAAAGACCTGTTTGCGATTGGGTAGCCGTATCGTTGGGAAGTGCATGATGGGGTCTACTGTAAATGCTCTTGCTAAAGGTGGTCAGAATTTCAAGGATTTGTACTATGATTCAGATCCAAAGAAAAGAAATGCGAATGGTCAGACTAAAAGTGGGTTGTACTCTTTATTTATACCTATGGAATATAATATGGAGGGATTCATAGATGAGTATGGGCATGCCGTGATAGAGGACCCTGAAAAGCCAGTGATGGGAATAGATGGAAGACATATACGTGTAGGAGCTGTAACATATTGGCAAAATGAAGTTGACGCTTTAAAGAATGATGCAGATGCTTTGAATGAGTTTTATCGTCAGTATCCAAGGACTGAGTCACATGCATTTAGGGATGAATCTAAGCAGTCTTTGTTTAATCTTACTAAGATATATCAGCAGATAGACTATAATGACTCTCTTATAAGGGATAGAGTTTTGACCAGGGGTTCTTTTCATTGGAGAAATGGAGAGAAAGATACGCAAGTTGTTTGGACTCCAGAGAAGAATGGTAGATTTTTGATATCTTGGCTTCCTCCTGAAAGGCTTCAGAATAAGTTTATAATGAAGAATGGTAAGAAGTCTCCGGCAAACGAAGAGTTGGGTGCTTTTGGATGTGACCCATACGACATATCTGGTGTAGTAGGTGGTGGTGGTTCAAATGGTGCATTGCATGGTCTTACAGGAACTAGTCTTGATCCTGACGTTCCATCCAATATGTTCTTCCTTGAATATGTAGCTAGACCACAGACGGCAGATATATTCTTTGAGGAGGTGCTTATGGCGTGTGTTTTTTATGGAATGCCAGTACTCGCTGAGAACAATAAGGCTAGGATGTTGTATCATTTTAAGAACAGAGGGTATAGAGCTTATGCTATGAATAGACCTGACAAGTCTGTTAGTCAGTTAAGTAAAACTGAGCTTGAGATTGGTGGTATACCAAACACCTCTGAAGATATAAAGCAAACGCATGCTTCTTGTATTGAGTCTTATGTCGAGCAATACGTAGGATTTGATTCAGAAGGTACGTATAGAGACCCCGAACTTATTGGCAATATGTATTTTACTAGAACTCTTGAGGATTGGGCTAGATACGATATTAATAATAGGACTAAGTTTGATGCGTCTATAAGCTCAGGTCTTGCAATAATGGCGACACGAAGGCATATGTTTAAGACAGAACCTAAGAAATCGAAAATTATGCTTAACTTTGCGAGATATGACAATAGAGGTTCTAGTAGTCAGATAATTCAATAGATGGATAAACCGAATATCATAATTGGGAACAACGCATTTCCAGATCAGCTTGCCTCTGATGCTGAAAAATCCACGCAAGAATATGGGTTAAGAGTAGGAAAAGCTCTTGAGTCTGAGTGGTTCAAGAGAAAAGGAGGTAGCTGTAGATACTACGACCAATTTGGTCATTTTCATAGGTTAAGACTTTATGCTAGAGGTCAACAGCCGATAGCTAAATATAAGAACGAGTTGTCTATAGATGGCGACTTGTCGTACATGAATCTCAACTGGGAGATTGTTCCAATCATACCAAAGTTTGTAGATATTGTTGTCAATGGAATGTCTGACAGGCTTTATAAGATAAAGGCAGAGGCACAAGATGTAATGTCTGCAGAGAAAAAGAATTTATTCCAGGACATGGTTGAGGCAGACATGATTGCCAAGCCATTGTTATTGAAGGCTAAGAACGAGTTGGGTGTAGACGCTTTTAATGTGGACCCTAACGAGTTGCCTGAAAACGATGAAGAGCTTGCTCTTTACATGAATCTAAAGTATAAGCCGTCAATAGAAATTGCTGAAGAAATCGCCATAGATACTATACTTAATATGAATGATTTCCCAACTATTAAGAAGATGGTTGATAGAGATCAGACAGAGATTGGTATTGGGGCTGTTAAGCATGAGTTTGTCAAAGGCAAGGGAGTAAGTGTTGAGTACGTTGATCCTGCCAATATGATATGGAGTTATACTGAAAAACCTGATTTTTCTGACTGCTATTATTTTGGAGAAGTAAAGCAGGTTCATTATACTGAGATTAGGAAGATAAAGCCAGAGATAACTAATGAAGAGCTTCAAGAGATAAAGGATCAAGGTTCAGCATGGTATAGTGCATTTCCTGTAATATACAAGTATCAAGATGACCTTTTCTCAAATGAGTTAGTTACACTTATATATTTCAACTACAAGACAGACAAAAAGTTTGTATATAAGAAGAAGAAACTTGAAAATGGAGGTGAGCGAGTTATTCGTAAGGACGAGACTTTTAATCCTGAAGATAGTGAATACTTCGAAAGATTAGACATATCAAAGGAGGTCTGGTATGAAGGTGTTCTTGTTGCAGGTTCAAATATACTTCTAAAGTGGGAATTGTGTAAAAACATGGTTCGTCCTAAGTCTGCTACAAATAAGGCATTGCCGAACTACGTGTTATTTGCTCCTAGAATGTACAAGGGTCAGATAGACTCTTTGGTGAAGAGAATGATTCCGTTCGCTGATCAGATACAACTTATACATTTAAAGTTACAGCAAGTACAATCTCGCATTGTTCCTGATGGTGTGTTTATAGATGCTGATGGAATAAATGAAGTGGACTTAGGTACAGGCGCTGCGTATAATCCTGAAGATGCCTTAAGGCTTTACTTCCAGACAGGTTCGGTTATTGGTAGGTCATATACTTCTGAAGGAGAATTTAACAATGCTCGTATTCCTATACAAGAGTTATCTACTAACTCTGGACAGTCAAAAATAATGTCCTTGATAGGAAGCTACAATCACTATCTAAATATGATACGTGATGTTACCGGTCTAAATGAAGCTAGAGACGGATCAATGCCAAGTCCTGATGCCTTAGTTGGTCTTCAGAAGATAGCTGCATTAAATAGTAATACTGCAACGAGACACGTTCTTGAGGCAGGGCTTTCTGTAGTTAAAAGACTTGCAGAGTGTATTGCTGTTAGATTGTCGGATATACTTGAGTACTCTCCATACAAAGAGCAGTTTGCTATGCAGATTGGCAAGTACAATATGACTATACTAAAAGATGTTAAAGATTTGTATCTACATGATTTTGGTATATTCATAGAGCTTGATCCAGACGAGGACGAGAAAGAGATGCTTGAGAGAAACATTCAGATAGCTCTTCAACGAGATCAGATAGACCTAGAGGATGCTATTGATATTAGGAATGTGAAGAATATTAAGGTTGCCAATGAGCTTCTGAAAGTTAAACGTAAACGTAAGCTTGCGGCACAGCAACAACGAGAGGATCAAGTTGCACAGATGCAAGCAAACAATAATGCTATGTCTCAACAAGCTGCTGCAGATTCAGCTATGCAAAAGATTCAGATGGAGGCTCAAGTTAAGTCTCAAGTTAAACAAGCTGAAGTTGCTGCAGAGATGGAGAAGATGAAGCTTGAGGTTGAGCTTAAACGGCAGCTTATGGACCTTGAGTTCCAATACAACATGCAACTTAAAGGCATTGATGTGAATGGGCTTCAGAAGAGAGAGCAAGAAAGAGAAAAAGCTAAGGACAAGCGAATAGATTTGCAGGCTACTCGTCAATCTGAACTAATTGAACAGAGACAGAAGCAACTTCCAGCAAAGAACTTTGAGAGTTCAGAGGATACGTTGGACGGATTTGATTTGGAATCTTTTGGACCAAAGTAGTATGAAGCAGAAGACAAAATCTAAAGTAAATCAAGCTGGAAACTATACTAAGCCTGGCATGAGAAAGTCTTTATTTGAAAAGATAAAGGCAGGAACTAAGGGAGGAGATCCAGGCGAATGGAGCGCTAGAAAAGCACAATTGTTAGCAAAAGAATATAAAGCAAAAGGTGGAGGATATAAGTCATGAGTAAATCAGCTAAACATTATTTGCCAAGTGGAAAAGAGTATAAAGGTCCCACACATAAAATGGGTAAGGAGCTTCATTCTGGTGCAAAACATACGGCTAGTAGCCAAAAACTAAGTCATACTGCTCCAAAGAAAAAGAAATGAAGCCATCTCAAAAAAGTCTTAAAGATTGGACTCAGCAAGAGTGGATGACTTCAGGCACATATTCAAACCTGAAGAAAGGAAAGTCTAAAGAAGTAAAATCTGAGGGCAAGAAAAGGTATTTACCAAAGTCTGCTTGGGCATCATTGAGTGAGAAAGAAAAAGAGGCTACTAATAAAGCAAAGGCTAAGGGGAACAAGAAAGGAAAGCAGTTTGTATCTCAACCTAAAGATATAAAAGCAAAAACTAAAAGACATAGATAATGGCAGCAAGTAAAGATTCACGATTAGTTCGCGCAGGAGTAGAAGGATTCAATAAGCCAAAACGAACTCCAAGTCATCCTACGAAGTCTCATATTGTTGTAGC